AATAATCTTTGTGATGACTTGATGATTTACCACTTTGCTGACTGGCTTTTAAAAAATCGCCATAAATACGGAAATAAACCTAAATCTGAGAAAATTAATTTAGATCCTGATTTCCTAGTTTTTGTTTCACCAAGTCAGATGTACATGTTTGCAAACAAACTTGCTCGCCATCCAGAAGTTATCAGCAAGTACAGCACTGCAGGTGAATCATATGAGAATCTTGCTGGTCGAATAGCTGGAAAGCTTGCTGATCCATCTGAACGCCAGAACTGGAAATCATACCTTGCTGACGTTGGATTTAAACCTAAGGGCAGAGGTGCTGCCTGAATGTCTAGCATCTCAATCGCTGAATATCAAAAGAAATACGTGGCTAAGGCTAAACGTAAAGCTAAGCGCAGTAATTCATTAAAAAAAGAACGTGTTGTAAGTGATGGTGAAGCAACATTAATTCAGCATTTGAGAGCTTACGGTATCGAATTTAAACAAGAGTATCAGTTCAATGAGAATCGAAGATGGAGAGCTGATTTTCATATAACTGGTACCAAGATTTTAATTGAGGTTGAAGGAGGTATTTGGAGCAATGGCAGACATACAAGGGGGAAAGGTTACATAGCAGATATGGAGAAATATAACTCAGCTCAGGAACTGGGTTATTTAGTGTTTAGATATAGCACTGAACAGGTGAGAAGCGGCAAGGCGATTGAAGAAATTAGACGGTTGAAAGGGTGATTATATGAATGCAGCAATTACAATTATGCAGGCAACAGACTGGAATAAGTACAGCTTTGAGGAATGGTGTCGCCAGTTAGGGGCTTGGATAAATGGTGATAATGAAACAATGGTACGTATTGTAAAAACAATGCCAACAAAACGAATTACGCAAAAGCAGCGTGAAAGACTACTTGCAATGTACATGAAAGATGAGAATTTTATAGATCGTTTGTGTGTAAAGCGCAAAGGGATTTGCTGTGAATTAAATAGCAATGAAGCGAGAGCAATCCAAAAATTATTAATTGATCTTCAATCTATAGATGATGAGGTTGTACAGGATTGGATCGGTTCAATTTGGTGGCATTACGTAATGGGTGAGTCATTGCGAGATATAGCTAAAAGCAATGATACTTATATTGCTCAAATTCAGCAGGACATTAAATGCGGTTTAGCCTTCATAAAATCACGATATCCACACTTTTTAATTGAAAAATTCATAAAAGTTGAAAAACAAATTAAGGATATTGAATCCACTTGACTGTATATACAGGGTATGGCATATTTGTGATATCTTGGCGAATTTGTATAACACCGCCGTCTAAAACCTCGCATTGCGGGGTTTTTTAATGTTCAAAGTGTATGGAATTTAAAATGAATTTGATTAAAATAAGAATTAGATTAAAACTTGAAAAGGATTAAAAAATTAAAACTTTTGATGAGTTACCGTTGGTTCTTCAATTGCAACATCTAGCTCAAAAGGCTGATTCTGATATTGAAGAATTATTAAGACGAAGCATTTTAGTAGCTACTAAATTAAATTTAGAAGATTTTGAGCAATGGTGTCGTCAAGAATTATTTGGATATAGTGGAAAATATGAGAATTTACCTTCATATAGAAAAAAAAGAGGGACTTTATATGTTAGGAATCCCTACCATGGTTTACAACCTCTCTATCTCTCTGATGAGAAAACTAATGAGTTAATAACAAGGGCAGATTTCTCCCAATCTGTAGGTGAGCTGGCTATCTTATCGGCTGGAGGGGGGTATCTTGAAAAACAATTGCCAAATGCAGCAATTGACTTTCTTTTAGAAGTTCAAGGTAATTATCCATCTCCACCAGTACTAAAAGTTGATAAAGCACTTACGAAAAGTGTATTAACCCATGTTAGAAATAAAATATATGATTGGTCCGTGACCCTAGAGAGAGCTGGTGTTTTGGGTGAGGGAATGCAATTTACTAAAGAGGAAAAAGAGAAAGCAATGTCAAATACAACTTATAATATTGGAAATATGCAGGGTGTTGCTGGTCATGTACAAGATAGTTCTGTGACGCAAACAAACCAAATGATTGTTAATCAGATGGATATAACAACCTTACTAACTACATTAAAAAATGTTGGTATTTCTGAAAGAGATTTAAATGAATTACAGCAAGCAATTACTGATGATGAAAAGCCTGTTGCTAAAAACAATTTTGGAGAAAGAGTCTCTAAATGGTACGGTAGGATGATAACTAAGGCAGCAGATGGAACTTGGGAAATTGGAGTTGCTGTAGCAGCTAATTTACTTACGGAATCCTTGAATAGTTTTTATGGTTTAAGTTGATTACAGTTCAACTTAATAATTAAGAAAAATTAGCCGAACGGATTACGGCACAAAGAACCCCGCTCAATTCTAGATATTGGCGGGGTCTTATTCTTTATTTAAGAGGCAAGTTTTTTAGCAATATTTTCTAATATATTATGATATTATTTTTTTGATATTTATTTTTTACTTAGAAAAAAGATGAAGTTTGGAATATGTAAATTATGTGATGAAGAGAAAGAATTAAAAAATTCTCATGTAATTGGAAGAGCTGTTTTTAGAAAAGCCTTAAAAGGATCTAAATATACTTTAAGATTTGATCCAAATTTCAAAAAAGTGGTTAAAGATCAAGATCAATGGGCTACATATATGCTTTGTGGTGAGTGTGAGCATAAATTAAATTCTAGATATGAAACATATGCATTGGATGCATTAAGGAATAGAATTAAAACAGTCAAACATAAAGAAAAAAATGAGTATTTTGAGATACAAGGTATTGATCAGACAAAATTAAATTTATATTTGCTATCAATTTTATGGAGAGGTATTGAGTCTAATCATGAAGTCTTTGAAAAACTCAATATCTTTAACATTACTCCAGTGGTCAAAAAATTATTCAAAGACTGTATTAATGATGAGCGTATATATAGATCTGAATGTTTTAACATTAGGATATCCAAATTAGTTAATTCTATTGAAACTCTTAAAATTAAAGAAATTGATTTTATAACTGGTTTTTCCTGCAACATAGATGAAAAAGGTCGTATAAGGTTCTTAACAATATTTGAAGGTTATAGTTTTGAATTTTTTTTCCTTACAGATATTTCTCAAATCGTTACAGGTTTAGGTGTACTTAAGAAAAATAAGCGTATTCTTAAAATGCCATATATTGATGTTTTTTCAATTCCTGAATTTAGAAAAAGTCTTTTAAAAATGCTTGAATCACAAAAAAATGAAAAAGCTTCATAAGCAGAGTGAGATTTGAATATCCATACCTCTTTTAATAATTTAATGCATAAATGCACTTGATCTATTTAATTGCGGGCTATTAATGGAAATTAACCAATACACCAAGCTAACAAAAAAAAAGCCTAATAAAACAAAACCAAGAACAAGACCACTGCCTAAGGCGAAACAGAATTATTTAGAAGCTGATGAAACTTTACATCAAGAACTTAGCGATTTATTTATTGGGTATGAACGTAAATTTCAACCAATCCACACTAAAAATTGGCGATTCGATTTTCATATCGTGAAGTTAAGACTTCTTATTGAAATTGAGGGAAGCTCATGGTCTGGTGGGCGAAGTGGTAAGTTAGCCAATAAAGCTTGGAGTGTTGATCGCTATGATCAAACAGAAGAGTTAGGTTATAAAATTGAGCGATTTCACCCAGATCAGATTCTTTCAGGTTATGTAATCAATTTGATTCAAGGGCATTTTGAGAGATTAGAAAATGGAACAGATCCGACCATTTCCACCGACAGAATTGATTGATCAAGCTGAGGAAGAAGAAGCGATTCGCCTGGCACCCGGATTAGATTTAAAAGAATGGGTGATCACAAACTTCTTAACGCTTGGCGGTGCACTTCATAATCCCGACCATGACCACATAGCAGAGCTATTACATGACGATGAAACATTCTTAGCATTCGCTTGGGCATCATCTGCCGCCGTAGCTAAAAAACGGATGGTGTTAGGCCAGTGTGAAAAAGTAATGTTTAACCAGGGTGGATGGCGTAAAGCTCGACAAGAACAACAAATGCGCGACTGGTTTGGGTTTGTACCTATATATCTCATTACGGTTGATGCAAGCTTTTGTGAAAGTGCGAACGATCGTGAATTTTGTGCTTTGATTGAGCATGAGCTATATCACATCGGTGTTGAGCGTGACGAGGATGGGGAGATCCTCTATAGCGATCGTACAGGCTTACCAAAACATTATTTAACTGGCCATGATGTAGAAGAATTTATCGGAGTGGTCAAACGCTGGGGAGCAAGCAAAAACGTCAAGCGAATGGTTGAGGTCGCTAATAACCCGCCGTTTGTATCAGATTTAAATATTTCCAAGTGCTGCGGAACATGTCTAATTAATTGAGCCTTGAGGCTCTTTTTTTTGGCTATCTTGCTTTACGTAGCTTTACAAAGGGGCATTTATGGCAACATTAAGGGAGCCTATAAAAATCTTTATAGTTCAATCTCTTGCTTGCTTTGAAACCCCTCAACAGGTAGTAGAGTCTGTAAAGCAAGAATTTAATATTGAAATATTGCGACAACAGGTAGCGCTATACGATCCAACAAAAGCAACAGGTAAGAATCTTAGTAAAAAATTAAAGGATCTTTTTACTCGAACTAGAAAAGAGTTTCAGACCAATATTCATGATATTCCTTTGGCAAATAAGGCTGTTCGTCTGACTGAATTACAGAAAATGTATGACAGCCTTACTGGCAATCGTGTCATGAAAACCAAACTGTTAAAGCAGATCAAAGATGAGATGCAGGGATACGAAATTCAATTATTAGATGCTCAGCTTAAGCAACTTGAAATTGACAAGATCAAAAATGGTGATGGTGAAGGAGCTGACGATCCTACTCCAGTTAAGGTGACCGTTCAGGTTGTAGATGCGAGTAAAGAAGATGCCAAACATCAATCCGACCCTGAATGTACCTCAGGCTAATTTTCTACAGCTTAAAAATAAGTTTCGTGCATTTGTCGCAGGGTTTGGATCGGGAAAGACGTGGGTGGGATGTTCAAGTCTATGTGATAAATCTTGGGAATTTCCGAAAGTACCTTTGGGTTACTTTGCACCAACCTATCCTCAGATACGAGATATTTTCTTTCCTACCATTGATGAAGTTGCTTTTGACTGGGGCCTTAAGACCAAGATTTATGAGTCAAATAAAGAAGTTGATATCTATTATGGTCGCCAGTATAGAAGCACAATCATTTGTCGATCTATGGAAAAACCTCAAACAATTGTTGGTTTTAAGATTGGACATGCGCTAATAGATGAACTTGATGTAATGCCGACAATCAAGGCGCAACAAGCGTGGCGAAAAATCATTGCTCGTATGCGTGTAAAGCATCCTGGTCTAATCAACGGTATTGATGTTGCCACCACTCCAGAAGGCTTTAAGTTCACACATCAACAGTTTGTAAAAGAGGCAAATTTAACACCCACAAAGCGCGCACTGTATGGAATGATTCAGGCATCAACATATGACAATGAGGCTAACTTGCCAGATGATTATATTTCATCGCTATTTGAGTCATACCCACCACAGTTAATTTCAGCATATCTGAAAGGGCAATTTGTCAACTTGACAAGTGGTGCTGTATATCCTGATTTTGATCGAAAGCTCAATCATACTGATGCAGAGATTCAGCCAAATGAGCCTCTAATTATAGGTATGGACTTTAACGTATTAAAAATGGCTGCGGTTGTTTATGTGATTCGTGACGGCAGACCTATGGCGTTGGATGAGTTGGTAGGGGGGAGAGATACCCCAACCATGGCAACGCTGCTCAATGAGAGATTTCCGTTTCATGACATGACTGTGATTCCTGATGCTTCAGGGCAAGCAACATCATCGAAAGGCGCGAGCGAATCAGACCATGCGATATTAAGAAAGGCGGGATTTAGGGTAGAAGCTGATGGCGTAAATCCTGCAATTAAAGATCGAATTAACGCAGTTAATGCACTGATTTTAAATGCTGATGGCGAAAGAACACTACTGGTCAATACAAACAAGTGTCCACGGTTCACAGAAACGCTTGAGCAACAAGTTTACGATGATTTTGGACTACCTGATAAGAAATCGGGTCTTGATCATGTGGGGGATGCTGGGGGTTATCCGCTTGCCAAAAGATTCCCAATTGTTAAACCAGTCAGTCGCATAGACATCCCAATTTTCGGACGAAGAAGATGACAATTACCACAAAACACCCGGACTACAGTGCAAATCTTGATTTATGGACAAAGGTAGATGACGTTTGTAAGGGGCAGAAAACCGTAAAAGGTAAAGGAAAAACCTATCTACCAGTACCTGAAACCTTTGGCGATGGAGATAATGCACGTTATCAGGATTACTTGGGGCGTGCAGTTTTCTACGGCGTGACAGGGCGTACTTTGAATAGTTATGTCGGTTCAGCATTCAATAAATTGCCTGAATTTAAGCGACCAGATGAACTTGAATACTTAGAGCGTAATGCTGATGGCTCTGGTCGCTCAATATTTCAATGCTCGCAGCGCATGTTACGCTTGATCATGAAGCATTACCGTTGCGCCGTGTATGTTGATTATCCGAATGTACAACCAAGCCGTAACAGAGATGACGATAAGGGTAAGAATGCATTTCCGATGATTCATACGCTGAATGCACGTTCTGTAGTGGACTGGGATTACATTATCATTGGCAATCAAAAGAAATTAAGCTTTGTCAAAATCATTGAGGTTGTGTCATCTCGTGGTGAAGATGGATTTACTCGTTGTTTTCAAGAGCAATACAGAGTCCTAAGACTTGAAGAGATTGGTGGGCGTTATGTGTATTCAGTTCAAGTTTATTCTTGTGATAAGGATAAGAAATGGATTGATGGTGTGAAATACACACCTACAGATTACAAGGGCGAAACATGGGATTACATTCCATTCTCATTTTGTGGTGCTGTAGATAACTCAGATGAAATCGACAATGCGCCATTGCTTGAACTTGCTGATTTAAACCTTGCACATTATCGCAATTCTGCCGATGTAGAAGAATCGGGATTTATTGTGGGCCAACCAACTATCTGCTTGCCAAATGTTACTGAGCAACAATATGACATCATTAAACGTGATGATCTTGCAATCGGCTCTCGAAGCGGATTCCCAACCAAAGTTGAAATTGTTCAAGCTGAAGGTAATAACTTGGCAAAACAATTGATGACAGACAAATGGGGGCAGATGAAAGAAATGGGTGCTCGTTTGATCGAGGTTGGTTCTGCAAATAAAACAGCAACTCAGGCAGATAACGAGGATTCAATTCAGCATTCAGTTGTATCGCTTGCCGTGTCCAATATTAGTGAAGCCTTAACAATGGCCTTGCGCTGGTGTGCCAAGTTTGCATTGCAAAATTATGATTTAAGTTCTGAAGAACTCAGCTATGTGATTTCCCAAGACTTTAATAAGCCGAAATTCAGTGAGGATCGTGCAAAACGCCTTTATGAAGCATGCGTCGGTAGTAATTTGCCTTGGTCAGTTTGGTACAAATATGAACAGACTGGAATGTTTACTGAAGAAAAGTGGGATGAAATCGAAAAGCAGATCGAAACACAGCGCTTAAATACGCCGTTGAATGGATATGTGCCTAATTCGGGTGGTGATGATGAATGATGAAATTCAACAAGCTTTACTCGATGCGCTGACGCAACATAACTCTTACTTGCAACGTCTATCATCGAATGCTGTCAATCAAATACTACGGAGCTTCGATAAGCTCACCAGTGATGCTTTAAATGATTTGCTGATTCAATTAAATGACCTTACTGATTTCGAGTTAAATGTTTTGATAAGTGGGCGTTATACAACGGCGTCACTAAAAAATGTTCAAGGTGTTATCACAGGTCTACAGCAGTCACTATCCACGGTGTTGCCAGAGATTTTTGCGCTATCTGGCGTGGCTTTGGCAACGTATGAAGCATCGTATATTTATAAACTTGCGGATAAAAAATCACCTGTCATAAGTGGCGAAAGTCTTTTAAAGAAA